CAAATGTTAAAAGTTTCTGCGGCACAGTACGATTTCATAGAGGATACGAAATTTCGTAAAGCGGATTTAACTAACGGCATAAGAGAACAAATTGAAGACTTGGCGCAGTGGACTTGCTGCCGAGGATGGAATGCAGCGGAAGCAGAATTGATGCGTATTCTGGAGCTGTTGGAAGCAACTATTGAACAAGAGGGAACAAACAAATGAGCCTGATCGGAAACGGAAACAAAGTGCCCCGCAAATTAGCAACACAAATCAGACATGACCGCCTGATAACCGCTGACATTCCAATACCAGACAAAAATGACCGCCTAAATTCGGTATGGGGATTTATGCAAGAGCTAAGAAGCGGCGAAAGCTTTTTGGCTTACGGCGATAAAGAGCGCAGCGCATGCACAGCGTATGCAAGAACGAAAGACTTTAAAGTTGTAACCCGCAAGCAGGAAGAATTCCAACCAAGCGGCACAATCGCGGGAGCATGTGGCATCATCTATCGCGTTTGGAAAGTATAAAAGAACAAGGGAAGGGAAAGGGGGGTGACGCCCCCTACCTTTTTTTTTAAACCGAAAAAAATTTTCGCTTCACTTCGTTACGCTTTGGAAATGAGTCCCTAGACGGGACAAGTTTGCAAGAGGGACACAAGCAAGAGACAGGAAAAGGAGTCCCTAGTCGGGACAAACTTGCAAGAGGGACACAAGAAAGAAAGAAAGAAAGAAAAAAAGAAAGGTGGGATACTACGGTGAACAAAACGGTAAGTACGCTATCGGGTGGTGGCACTAAAGACACATTCGGTAACAGGCACAAAAGTTCGGATCTAAACAATCGTAAAGCGCGGCGCATTAAGACAGCGAAGGCGCGTAGAAAGGAGGCGCAAACAACCAGTAATCAGCGTTTGGGCGATGGCCGTTCTGTCATCAAAGACTAAGCCAATCAAAGATTGTCTTATCCCTTCGGGTGACTGCCACTATCGCAAGGAAGAAAGAAAGGAAGAAAGAAAGAAAGAAAGAAAGGAAGAAAGAAAGGAAGCAAGACGCAAGCGCACTACGGTGAGGGGCTTATGCCCCGAACTTATAATCCTATCTACCACCAACAACTTTAATATAAATCAGAGGAAAAAAAGTACAATGGAATATCTATTCACAGACACAGACCAACTACCCGTATGCTTCAAGCTAACTTACCATGAGTTAGTACAACTTAATAAGTTCTTAGCTACAGCAACAGTTGTAAATAATAGCGATCACTACAACGAATTCACTATAAAAGGTATTATTAAAAACTTTAATACCACATTAAATAGGGACGTTAAGAAAACAATTTCACAGCTTAACGATTCACTTAACCACGATGGAGAAAACAATGCTTGATTCAATTTCAACTACCACAGATGCGTGGGCCTTCCCTGTAGCCTTTGAACCAGTGTTTGATGAAAGGGGGGACGAGCTACCCAAGCTCAGAAACCTCATTCGCACAGACACCAATGAATCTCTTGGCGTACACAAATCTAAGTATCAGCTTATAACGCATGACACTGCATACAACGCGCTTATGGAAAGCATCAAAGATGCCAACATCAGCGAAGACTACACAGTTAAGACTCATGTAATAGATAATGGCGCCAAAATGCGTATGGAAATTCTATTCAACGACATATCAATACCTGATCCAATAGTCGGTGACTACATTAAGGCGCGTGTTCAAGGTTACAATTCATACGATGGGTCATGGGCATTTCAGCAAATGACAGAAGCCTTTCGTTTATGGTGCCTTAACGGCTGCACTACAGCAGATACCGTTGCCAAAACTTGGGCAAAACACACCACAAATGTTGACGTCAAATCGTCAGCACAGAAAATTATAGATGGTGTGGAGATGTTTGAGAACAACAGAGGTGTTTGGGAGATATACCGCAAAACACCAGTGACTACAGAGCAAGCAGAAAACTTGTTTAAGAAGACAGTATGCAATGTGAATCACAAAGCATCACACGAAAAGTTCAACGATAAGCAGCTACAAAATCTTATCGGTGGGTTTGACAATGAGCGCAGCAATTTGGGCAACACACAGTGGGCCTTGTATAATTGCATGACTAGCTGGGCAACACATACCGAGGGTCTGCGTTCACCAGAAAATGCCAAGCGACAGCGAGAAGCGCAGCTTGTTAAGGCATTAAATTCAAAGGAGTGGTTAGCACTAGCATGATATATAACGCAAATATACATGAAGTTAACAGCATAGAGTTCTTGGAAGTTAAAGACTTTCAAGGATTCTACAGCCGTAAGATGCTTGTAAAATCAATAGGTGGCGAACAGTTTGAGTTAAACTTTTACTCAGGTGACGCCAAACAACTGATGGTTCAAGCAAGTAACCAAGCACGAACAACATGGAAGGAAATAGAAAATGAATACGCTGGCCCCGATACTTAATCTGCAAAACATTCCGTTTATTGCAGATGTTATCGCGCCAATGCTACCATGGCCGACTCACATAGTTGAGTTGGCCGATAAAATGGCAGAGGTAAACAAGGATTTTGACAAAGAAAAGTTCTTGAAACGTGCTCTTAAAAATTGGGAAGATAACTATGAACCTCCAACTATTGACGACTCCATCCCCTACTGAAGAATTAGAAACTTGCAACCAATGCTTGGGTGACGGGTACATAAGTGTATCCCGCCCAGTATCCATGTCGTTCAGTGTAGCCAGTGGTTACATTGATACGACTTCATTTGAATGCCGTAACTGTGCAGGAACAGGCGGCGTCCGCGAACAGGAGAATTACAATGAACAGTGAAATCTTACTTCAGATCAACAAGTACATACAAACAATGGTCTCAGCAGAAGTGCAAAAACAAATAGTAGAATACAAAGAGAACTTTGCAGAAGTAGAACTAAGCGAAGACACCTTATTAACTACTGCTCAATCAGGAGAAGTAGACACTATGATCCGAGATATAATCAATCATGAGCTGAACTTTTCAGTAGACTCAGTGTAATACGATTGACATAGTAGCTGCGTAAGTGCAGTTACATAGTATGAAAACATATCTTCAAACACTAAGAGAAAAAGCAGAGGCGCATCAAGTGTCTCTGCTTGAATCATTCAAAGCAGCAGACATTCAAACATCAACGTACTATAGAGCGATCAACGGAACAAATGAACTAAGGTATGAGACAGCTATAAAAGTGATACGATCCATTGAAAACTTTCACGCACTTCAATCATCCAGTGACGATACCTCAACACTACGACGATCTGATGGAGGGATTGATTCATGCGAGGAATGAACAAGGCTTCAGCCAAGAAGCACTAGCACATAACATCGGTTGTACTGTATCACTCATCCACAAATGGGAGACACACAAAAGAATCCCTTCTGGATTCATGCTGATGTGTTGGTTGGAAGCACTTGGGTACGAAATCGAAATTAAAAAGCGGAACAGCAACGTGTGATAATTGTGAGGGAACAACTGAATGGTTCGTTGCTTTACTTAAAAACGATGGTCAAGGTGGCAAGAACAGACACTGGTTCATCTGTTTAAACTGTTACGAGAGAGACATATGGCAAACAAAAATAAGTCAAAAGGGACGTACCATGAAAAATGGTTCATCAAATGGCTCGAAAAAATTGGCATTGAGTGTGAACGCCAGCCCCTCTCAGGAGCATTGGGAGGAAAGTATCGCGGTGACATCAAGCTCAAGCTCATGGGACACGAACTGGTAGGCGAGGTAAAGTACCGTGACCTAAGCAATTTCCCTAGTCCTTTCAGTGTGTTAGACCAACGGGACATTGCATTCTACAAACGTAAGAAAGGCGATCCGCAAGTAGTAGTCATACTTAGCGGTGAAATATTTACACAACTCATGGAGAACAAACATGAACTACACAAGACAGGATCAGATTGAAGAGGAAGCAACAGCCTTCATAGCCAAGCATCCTAAAGCATGGATATTATTTGTTGGCTTTAGTCTTGAGGCTATCAAAGCAGGGTTCAAAACATACAGCGGTAAGGCTGTCATTGAGCGCATGCGTTGGGAAATGTCCTTCAACTCTGAATCACCAGAAGAATTTAAGATTAACAATAACTTCTGCCCGTACTTTGCCCGATGGTTTATGGCACAGTACCCAGAGCATGAAGGATTCTTTCGTGTGCGTAAACTTATAAGCACAGAAAAGGAACCTTACACCATGCCAGAACTCAGACCCATCGACTTCCCTTATCTTAAACGACAAGCAGCTTTTGATAGCCAGTTTTAATGGCCTTTAAACATATGGCTCTTGCCATGAATAGTTTGGTTGGCGATCCGCTTGCCAAGCTATTGCTCATTGCTCTCGCTGACAGGGCAGACAAAGAATCCAATCAATGCTGGCCTAGCTACGCTCGACTCTGCCAAGACACAGAAATGAGCATGGCTACCATCACCCGCAAGCTGTCATACTTAGAGGAACACAGCTTCATCTATAGAACCAAGCGCAAGAATACATCTACACTCTATACGCTCAGAGTGAGCAACACCGATGCTCACGTAGAGCGTAGTGATGATCACACAGAGCGTAGCACTACACTCCCTGTGAGCGTAGAACCTACCACTGTTAACCTACCAATAGAACCTATCAAAGAACTAACGGTTTTGTATGACTGTGACTTCGATGATTTCTGGTCTGTGTATCCACGCAAGATTGCTAAGAACACAGCACGCAAAGCTTATGTCACCGCCATGAAGGTGGCTACTGCAAGTGAAGTACTCTCAGCAGCAAAAATTTTCAGTGCCAATTCTCGCAGCACAGAAAAGCAATACATTCCGCATCCGTCTACGTGGCTCAATGGTGAGCGATGGCTTGACGATGTGGCTAACGAGACATGGGGTGGCCTCGATGAACTATGACACAAGAATACTACACATCAAGCAGTGGTTCAAAGCTTCTGTGCTTACTAGGTTTACGCCACCCAATGGTGTCGACCCAATGATTGTTGCGATCGATACCATCGAAGCAATCAATGCTAACATTCCTGCCGATGCAGATGTTAACCTTATGAACCATTACTTAGAGTCCATCATCAAAGAAACTACACGCCAAGCCAAGTCGCGCACCCTCCCTGTCATTGAGAAGTTTACTCAAGCAGCCAGAGGTGTGTCTGTGCGTGGCTCAGGGGTAGTTCTCATTGACGGCCCTGCCTCTAGGGTAGACCGCGAGTACATTATTACTGAGGGCCGTGTAAAGAGAGGTGACGCTATCTGCGACAGCTATCTGTACGGACACAAGAAGGAGACATTGCTGATGACCACCTCAGTAACACAAGAAGACTTAAACAATTACCTTGCACCCACTGCACATGTGCAGTACAACCAAAGAGAAGGAGAATAGTATGGAACGCAAAGGATTTATAGGAGGCTCGGATTGCGTCAAGATTATGCAGGGCAAGTGGCAAGAGTTATGGGAAATAAAAACAGGTAGGCGTGAGTCAGAAGATTTAGATAATAATATAGCTGTTCAGCTAGGCATCTTAACAGAAGACTTTAACTTAGAATGGTTTGAAAGACAGCACGATGTAGTACTCCAGCATCACCAATTGGAATTACAAGAACCGTTATACACAGACAGTATACCAGTACCGATTAAGGGCACGATAGATGCCGCGTTTGGAAAATGTATAGTAGAAGCAAAGCACACTAATCAATTCAATACTATGGACTCACTCATAGAATACTACATGCCACAGATTCAATGTTACTTATGGTTATCGCGTAGTAAATTAACGTCCTTCGGTGTTGAGGGTTGCTACCTCTCAGCAATCTTCGGCAACAGCAAGTGGGAGTCAGCGTTTGTCTCGGCAAATAAAGAGTATCAAGTTTCTATGTGGAAAATGGTCTCAGATTTCTGGGGCTACGTTGATCGTGACGAAGAGCCAAATGATTATGGTCAGTCGACCACAGTGTGCCAAGATAAAATTGAAGTGGATGGAATGGTCAAGCGTGACGCCAGCAAAGAAAACGAATTCGTCTGCGCAGCATTTGACTACATCAAATACAAAGACGAAGCCAAGCTATTTGAATCTAGTAAGAAAGATTTAAAGCGACTTGTTAATCACAATGAACGAGAAGTTTATAGCCAGTTACTATCTGTAAAGCGCAGCAAGAATGGATCACTTAGAATAGTAGAGGCCAAGTGATGG